GCCAAATGGCAGCCTTTTTTAGTTTGCAAGCAAAGGTGTTAACGTCCATCCCCCGATATGACAGGGGTAGAATAACCTAATTAGGTTTTAACGATATCGTTAACTAGGTTGAGTGCGAGTGAGCTCAAAGATTGAGTTCAGCTGTTAGCACTTCTCCATTATTAATGCGACACGCCCTACAACTCTCACTTCATCTTCCTCGACGGTTAATGTCGAGCCATTGAAGCTAATCGCTAGTTTCTTACCTGGTAAGCGCTGAATCTTATTTAGTGAGAGTAGGCCGTCCATATCTACTAAGTAAGTACCGCTTACTGCTTGGCGAGATTCTTTATTTACAAGAAAGGTCGTAGTTCCATCCTTAATTGCCATTACGTTGATCACACCAAGCTCATCTAATAGAGCCTTGTCGAATGCAAGTATCCCTTTCCCAGCTAATTTACCGTCATCAAGAGAGAAGCAATCAATATCAAACAGAGTCTTTGACTCATTTTTCTTGTTGATATGCTTTTGAGTCGGTGTTGTTGGGTATGGTTCGCCTTTATCGAGAAGTAACCACTCAAGTGAGACTCCTGTACTCAAATGAGTCCTTACTGCAATTTCGAATGGCGTAAGATCTCGTTGTCTCCAGGTCGCAATGGTTGATTTTGGGATACCAAACACGTCCGCAACGTCCTGTTGACGGTCTGAATTTGTGATATCAATCAATTTCTTGATGATATCTTTACCTCCCAAATACGATATTTGGTCGATTTTAAGTTGCTTATCATTCATATGTGATCAATAATCGCAATTGAGGTCGGAGTGGTGAGGTGCAACTCTTCATTCCGAAATTAAACATTTAATGACTTAACAGGATATCACTATGCTCTCATATCAAGTAGTCCTAAATACGCCTTTCATGACGTACGACCAATACTCTCAGTTCTCTGGTATGCCAAAACGTACCATCATGGATTGGGTGGCCGACGGTCGCTTACCTATTAAAACCAAAGCAAAAGGTAAAGAAACGCCGCTTATCAACATGATCGCGTTAGTTGAAATGGCGACTCGTGAAACGATGGAAAAGTTAGGGTAGGCCGCTATGCGTTTATCTTCCCTAATGCCAACCAAAGAGTATTGTCCGCTGTGGCTCAATATTCTTGGTTGGGGTTTCGTTTTCATCCCGTTTGTCTTCAATTGAGTATTGGTTATGAACGAAATTGACTCAATGTGCGAATTCCGTGGCTCTAAACAAAAAGCATTTAATGAAGCGTGCTGTGCATTTGCGAACTCGGAGAACATGACCAAGTTAGCGAAAGCCGTGGGCATGAATGCGACCATGCTGCGTAACAAGCTTAACCCAGAGCAACCGCACATCCTTACCAATGTAGAGCTTGTGCTCATCACCAAAGCCAGCGGCAACTTCACCATTCTTAATAGCCTTTTGCTTGGCCTTGGCGTGGTCACCGCACAAATCCCCAATGATGCGAGTGAAGAGACTTTCATTAAGCGCGCATTAGAAAACGCGGTGCACTCGGGTGATTTATCCCGCATGGCTTTAGAGCATGCAGGTAACGACCGACTAAGCCGCACCAACAAACACATCATTATCCAAAAGGCGCAGGCAGGCATCAGCAACCTTGTGCTTCTCATCAACGATATCGAAAGCCGCACAAAAGGCGTTTCCCCATTCTTAGCCATGAGTGTGGATTTGGTCGCCAATGGTTCGGCTATTCCCGGACTGACTTAGGAGAGCCCGAATGGAATCGACTAACCAAATTCATAGACCTTGCCCGGATTTACCTGCATACAGCCTAAGCCAAGAGCAGAAAGCCAAAGGCTTAGCCATGCTCAAACAAGTGAAAGCTCAAGTACGTGACGGTGTTCTTATCAAGCTGCGAAAGGAGTATGAAGAAGCGGAGAGCCCAACGTTAAAAACGGCGATTAACCGTAGAGCAAAAAGCATCAAACGCAACTGGTCATAACCATAAGCTAAGGATTAAGCATGATTACTCAGACACAAGAAGTCGCGAATAAACGCGCTATTCAATACACCGTCAATTCTATTTACAACTTGGTTTTTGAGAACAGTGATGTGATCGATTTCCGCATTGAGTTTTCTACTAAGCATAAGTACTTCGGAGTCTTTCACTTTGAAGGGAATCGCACCAAAGAGCTTCATTTAATCGTTCTACTCGATAGTGCATCTGCACTGGAAGAACTTCTAGAAGTGGAAGATACGATAATTGAGCGCATTGCGGAGTTTAAAGATCAAAAAGGGGAGGCGGCCTAATGGAATATTCAGCCGTGTTTCTTTGCCCAAGTGGCGGCATTGTTCGCCATGAAGAGACTCAACAGGTCGCGAACGTTCAGGTTGGTGATTTTGACTCTATGGACGATGCGGTTAATCAAGCTTGCTTAACGCTTGAATGTACTCACTTGCACAAAGGCGTGATTTCAAAAGGTGAGGGTAAAAGTGGTTTTATGGTTGTGTCTAATCAGGAGTTGGAGGCGATATGAGCGAAGCGTTAAAAGTGGCCGCTGAGGCTCCGGGCTATATCGAAACTTTATTAGTGGAAATGCTTGAAGGTGATTATCCCGATAATGAAGTGCTGTTAGGTACTTTGCTTTCGGGTGATGAATCTATCCAAATTCAATTGAAGATAACCCGTAAACCAGAAGACTTCATGGATGAGTGTTAAAGCATGGAACTGAATGATCTCCTCTATAGCGTGGGGGCTGTAATGCCCCTCGACAAAATTCGCAGAAACGATGCCAGCTTTAACGCTGGTTTTTTAGTATCCAAAATCTACACCGACCAAGAGCAAGCGCTTTTAGATTCAGGTTTAGTGAAGAAAATCCCGATTTACGATCGCGTTTTTAACCAGAAATCGAAGCGAGAAGTGGAGCTTCAGAAATCGACTGATCTCTTTAAAGCGCTTAACCATCGCACGGAACACGACCGCGAAGCGGCGGCGAGAATCGCCGAAAACACTAGGCCTGTCAAAGGGCGCAAAAGTCAGACAGAAAAATACAGGCATCGAATTGAGCGAAATCGTCGAACTCTGAGGCTTCTGGACAAGGTGGTGAACCCGTCAGAAATTTTGCAAAGCCCAGAGTCGTATTTCAACCACGACTCGCTCTATGGCTCTACAGAGCGAAATCAGCCTGCAGTGTTGCGTGAAAAGGGGAGGGAAAACAGCTGCGAACCAAAAATCATTCCAACGTCGGTACAACTGCAGCAACGTGAATGTTTCAACCAGTATCGCATTCAGCACATAACACAAACACCGGCGAGCAAAGCTCCTGTAGCAAACAGCGGTGATAGGTATACGGACAAGTTAACCAAGCGAGCCGTTACCCAGATTTTCGAAAGTGCGGCGTATTCGGCAATTTGCAACGAGGGTTTTACCACGTTCCTTACCCTTACGTTTACCAAAGCTCAGCGATTAGCGATTTTTGGCGGCATGGCCGATGAATCTGATCTTGGTCATCTTGGTGCGCGGCATCCTATCCGCTACCGAAGAAACATGGTGACATATGCGAGCAGTTCGGCTGAGAAACGAGTGGCGTTGCCGGTCATGGATATTGGTGGGCCTTATTCAACGGTCCCATTTGCCAATAGACCTCGGACTAAGTTGATGAATGTGGATGGTGAGATAGCTGGTGATTATTGTCGCTTGGAAGATAAGCCGACAACTGAGTTTACTCTAGAGAAAACCATTGAAACCACAATGGGCAAAGAGGTGTCTCGTATTCTCGATGCGATGAAGAAGATGTATCAAAGAGGGTGGGTCGCTGATCATACTCTTCAAATTGATGCAGATAGCGGCCAGAAATACTGTGATTTAAAAGCTGAAAAAGTACCGGCTCATATTGGTAAGCCGAGTGACTTTGGCCCAACAAATAAACCGCTCGACTTTCATTACATTTGGGTCGCTGAGTGCCCAGCGAATGAGGATGGTGAGCCCAACCCCCACGTACATGTTCTTTTAAAGTGGAATGTTGAACCTAGGTTCTTTAGTGCCTGGGCAAAACGGCTGGAAAAAATTTGGGGACACGGGTTTGCAACGCTCGAGCGAATCAAAAAGCCAAAGGCTGCTGGCTCTTACATCATTAAGGCTGTGGGCTATGCCGCTAAAGGAGGGGATTCAGCACAAGGACTGATAAAGGGAAATCGTTACAGCATATCTAAATGTACACGAGCGCCAAAGTGGCAGTGTTTGGCATCGTTTGAAGCGGACAACATGACGGCAGTCATTAAAGAACTAGGCCATAAGCTAGACCAGTGGAAAAAACCGTTAAAGCGGAGAATATCAAAGCTGAAGATAGCTAAAGACCAAACGATTAAAGCCAAGGCGATAGCCATGAAACAAGGCAAACCGAAACCTCTCACAGACAAAATGCAGAGCCGAATTATTCGTTTAGAAAAACAGGCAGAAAAGGTAAACCAAGAAATTCGCGAACGTGGAGTGCATGCCTCTAGTGGTAACCGGTTTTCAGTGACGTTTGAAGGTGACGAGTCACGTACTAAGGTTGATGAGTTTCTGTATTGGGCAGCTGGGGCCCGTGGTTGGTCTATGGAGTGTAGAGATTTGGATTTAGCTGATCTCAAACAAGAGGCTGATGCATATTACGAAAGTAGCTTTGTTCACCACCAAGAACGGCGAGCCTATTGGAAAGCAGTATTTGAAGATAGCCCTCCTATTCTGGATGTGGATGAGAGTGAGAAAAGTTACTGGATGCAAGCTCAACTAGAGTACGCCTCAGAACAGTATAAGCCTTTGTTGTTCAAGGGCAGTTTACCCATGTAAGAAATATTGCAATTGAGGTGTTGTTGGTCAATATTAGAGCAATAGTCAATTTGATGGAGCAAAACTATGCCAAAAAGTAAGAGTCAACGTTTTTCAGATTACAGTGCTAATAAGAATCACACGGTTG